GGTAATTTGTGCCATAAAACGTCACATACATAGTTGTGGCAGTACCTGCAGTATTTGAGCCACTGGCAGGTGTGGTTACCCCTCCAGTACCGCCGCCAGCCGTAGTCCATTTAAAATCAGGCCAAATTTGATCAATAAAGACCATGTCATCCGCATCACTTAACTGCATATAGCCAGTTTCAAATGATGAAACTATGCTTGATCCATCATCATTATAACCAATTTCATGCTGGTAAATGATGCCATTGGGAGCTGCGCCAATTGGTGGCCCAAGCACAGATTGATCAATCCATGCTGTGCGGCCTAATGTTCCATAATCCCATGTTTGAGTTATGGTATTATATTTTACATATGAATCATTCACGCCCGTAGTTGATGCGATAGATGGATAAAACCATGTCACCTCATTAAATATGGTATTTGTAGCGCACCGTATGGATGAATAATAATTGGTATTGATGTTTTGGAAAACGTTGTCCCACACTGGGCAGACAATAGTTTGCGGGCCACCATTAGAATACATATTAAAGTTTTGCTGAGACATCCAATAAGTGACGTTATTTAATGACCCAACTGCCTTTTTCGCAATTAAGCCAACGCCATCACCGACCTTGGTAAAACCATATACGTTAGGCAATCCAATATATTGCATGGCCCACATGGATATATCGGTCCAAATAAAGGCTTGTTGAATTGTTTGGAATGCACCAACAATTCGGCTTCCTTCTGGAATGCGATATGAACCAGCTTGGTTATTAGCCAATGGCGTCCAAACTGTAGCATCGGCAGCATCCGACCACGTAACTAAGAGTGGGTTTTGGATACCTGTTTGCGTAGAGCCATACGCCACAACTTGACGAGCAGGCATGGCTATAAATATTCCCAAATTTGCAGTTGGGGCATTATTAAGTAATCGCGCCGTTGGGGATGATTGCCCTGGGTCCCAATAATAAATTGGCCCATTTTCAGGACACGCCACCAGAATTTGACCAAAATTATTTATGGTCCAATCAGTTGATGTAATTGTTGCGGCTGGAACTACAGAAGTTTGCACGGTACTTGCACCAAACCCACCCGTTCCATATGCACCAGTACCAAATCCACTAGCTGAGTAATTTGCTGGAATATTATAAAAATATTGCAAATTTATGCGAGGAGTAGACGGGCTACTCGCTAATGAATCCATATAAAATGAAGTTCCTGCTGTTGCAGCAGATGAAACTGTTATTTGATACTGAGTGGAAGAAATATAAGTTACATTGTAACTACCATAAATAGTTATACCAAAATTACTCGTTGATACAAGAAACGTAACGGTAGAACCATTTTGGTATGAATGATTAGCTTGCGTAACGGTTACGGTTGCTAAACCGCTTGTCGGCGTGAACAATGGAACGGTTGCTAGATATGTTGTAGAATTAGCGTTTGAAGCTGCTTTAATCGTGTAAACACTGTAATAAGCATTTGAAGTAAACGACTGCACAGAATATACGCCTGACAAAATTAAATTTGATATGCTTATTGGCGTCTTTATATAAACGCTATATCCAGATTGAATTTGATTAGGCGCATACATAGCAATGGTTCCAGAACCAGTGCTTGTGGTATTTATAAAAGAATATGCGCCTGTAGTTGGGTTATCTGTTAATTTAAATGTTGTGGATGTTACAGGCTGAGCATAATATGTGGTTCCTTGCGTGATGCCTGTTGGCAAAGAATTTCCATAAAATACAACAGGCGTATTAGCTATGGGGGCAGATGTTCCCGTTACAACCGTTGGCGAAGCACTTGTAAAAGTCACAGATGATTGGGTTCCAGAAACAGTATCTACAATTGTAATAGTAGATGAGCCGCTGGTAGTAGAAACCGTTGGAATAATTAATGTTTGCACACCGCTTTGAGTGCCGCTTGTATTAATAACAGAGCCGCCAGAAGTGGCGGATACGGTAAATGTTGTTAGGCTTAATTTAGTTAGCACATAGTAAATAGTACCAGCCGTTAAGCCTGTAGGAAGCGCACCCGTGGTCGTAAAAATAACGGGAGTCCCCACTGGAGGGGCAACAGGAGCCGTTATAACTCCGGGGCTTGCAATTGTAATAGTTACCGTTTGAGAAGGGTTAATAGTTAAATCTACAGAGGCAGTTTGGGGCGTAATAGGAATATCTGTTCCATTAGCACCTGTAATGTAAGACAAGCTTGAATTAGCGCCGACAGCCAATCTTGCAACACTATTCAAATCTTCCCAAGCATGAAGCTCAGTAATATTGGGGATTGGAGATTCACTTACTCCAGTCCCATACCAGCCAACCCAGCCGCCCATTTTTTGGATAAGCCCAACACCAGACTTATCCGAAATAATGCGGATAAGCTGCGATATTGAAAATGATGCTTCGTTCAACGCAGGGGTTTTACTTGTATTAATCCCCGGTATTAATTTCATGGCTGCGTGTGGCATAATTTACCTCGTAGGAGTTGCCACAGGAGAAGTTGAATAAGCAGTCCAAGCACTACCCTGAAACTTCTTACGGGCTTCTTCCACCATTGCACCCTTCAGAAGTGCCGTATATTGATTTTCATAACTTTGCGCCATTTGCGGGTCATCTGATTGACGGCCAAAGTTACGCTGATATGCCGAAATATAAATCATAGATGCCATTAATAACAAATCAGGCAAATTTTGACTTATAAACGTATATGACGTGTCAGCCGCATTATCAGTAGAAGTGGCGTAATTGTTTAATGTTGGCTGACGAGTCGTACCCGTTATTGTAACGGTATAGTTGTTATTATCTGCCCACGGACCAAATACGATGTTTTGGTTAGCTTGTCCGCCAGTTGCCAAATCACCGCCATAGACAGCAAAATATTGCGGAATAGACGCGTTAGCCGCCGACCCATATACATTTCGGATAAATTCTTTTGTTACTGGCGTTAAGGCATTTAGATTGTTGGAACTGTCAAGAATAGCAACCGTTTGTATGGTAACAAACGCACTGGTTGGGATGGAAAGAGAATTGTTGTTCGCAGCCAGAAAGAAATTTTGGGCATTTTGGGTTGATAAAAAGTCCAGTTCCCGCTGAATCCGCAACTCAGCATAATTCAACATTTGCGGGATAATTGCCTGAAAATTAGGATCAGACGACGTAACTAAGCTATTTGGATACGTACCCGTAGTCACCAGCGTCTGCTGCAAAACAGCCATTGTCGCAATCTGAGTAACATATAGATTGTAAGAAAGGGCTGTCGTTGCAGTGGTCATCCCAAAATTCCTTATTCAACCATCTTAAACGCCGTATTTTCTACCTCAGAAACACGGCGTGACCAACCTTTCCCAAAAGTACCATAAGTAGGCAAACTTTGCAAAAAGGCTAATCTGGCCTCGCAGATTGACGTAGCAATGTCACGAGGGTTTGCCGCTTCAAGAGCATCAAGCGTGGCTGGGCCGATTTTTCCGTCTGGATTAACACCGAGTACCGACTGAAGGGCTTTTGCGGCGCGGGACGGCCCCGAATTGATGGCAAAATCAAAGACGGCATAATCTACACCTTCCGGCAGATCATCACCTTTAATCGTATCCCAGTATTTTGCTTTGTAAAGTGGCATCACGTCATTTGGCATAAGCGCCTTGATGTCGTCCTTGGTAACGGAGTGGCCTACCCACGCTTCCCAAGTTGCCTTAGTGCAGCCAAGATTGGTTGCGCCACCCGGATCGGAATTATTATCAACATATCCGCCTTCGTTTTTTAAGACTAAAGCGAAGCACTGTTCCCAATTATCTTTCACTTGTCATTCCCCAAGGCTGCCGTAAGAGCATCTGTCTTTTGTTTAGAGCCAGCCGATGAACCGAAATAAAAGCCCATAACGCCTGTCCAAGCCGTTCCAAGCGTACCAATCAGCATCAAAAGTGCTTCGCCGCCAGTAGGGGGAAGTCCATAATGAAGAATAAAGGCGACAATCCCAAAGAAACCAAGCGTAACACCAACGGCCAAAACCCGCGGGATCCAGTCCCTTGTTGTCATCTGCATCTGACGAGCCGAATCACGATCACCGGCAGCAATGCGTTCTAAATCAATGTCCAAAGATTTCATTTGGACTTTAAAATCCGCATCAATCTTTTTAAGCGCCGCCAACTGATCGCCGTTTGGGTTAGCCAAGGCGGCCATAATATCGTCTTCGGTGCCGTTCTCGTGGCCAAACAAAGCACCAGAAATAGCCCTAACAGCCATACCTGCAACTGGGCCACCTAAAGCGGTTGCAATTGTTGGAGCGACGGACCCGATTAACGGGCCAAAAGTTTTAAGAATGTCCATGTTACTTCACCGTTATCATAAGGATTACACCGATTAACCCAATACCAAACACAAGAAACCCAACAATACTGCTAATCATAATCAAATCCTTACGGTTTTCTTCCTGCTCTTTCAACGCAGCCGCAGCCTGACGAGCCGCTTCTTTCCGCATTTCAATGACTTGTCGCTGGATGCCTTCCCATGCCGCAGGGCCGTATTGCCCAACGAACATATTCTTTACATCTAACTGCATTTGTTGGGCTTTGGCTTTGGCGGCGTAAATCTTAACCGCTTCTGCCTCAAATTCAGCGTGACTTTGAAATAGTTTTTTCTTCCGTGGTGTAGACGTAATAGTAACAATTTGGGCAACCTTACTAAAAAGATTGCCCACTTTTTCTGCTGTTTCTATTACGTCCTTACCCGAATCTACGGCGGACTTAATGCTATTGTAAATTGCAGTCGCGCCAGCGATAAGGGTAAATGGGTCCATATTATTCCGACTCGGATGTTTCCCGTTCAGGTGGTGCAACAGGCGCAGAGGCTTGAGACGCGGCCTCCACCTGTGGTTTTGCCTGAGTATGAAGATGGGTAATCAAATCAGCCACATCAGCATATGCACCTTTGGCTAAATGAGCCAAAATTGTATTAATGTGGGCAACAGTTAGTTTTAAGTTTAATTCCAAATTATCCATTTTGTTCTCCTATTACGCTAATTTTGCTTCTAAAGTTTCAACTTTTTTCTGCAAATCTTGTATCACTGCCACAAGATCAGAATAAAAGTTCATATTAATAGTGATTGCCTTGATATTTTGTTGAATTTGATCATCAAAATATTCTGTGACGTTTGCAGGATACACTTGTTCAAAATCTTGTGCAATAAAACCAGCGTCTCTTTTCCCAGTCTTTATCCATGTAAAATCTACAGGTCTTAAGGAAGAAATCCTTTGTGACGATTCTTGCGGAGATTTATTAACAACATCAGTTTTTTGCGACTGATCAGAAATAAGCGTCCAAGATGTAGCATTGGCGTAGTTTGTGGTAGTTGAAGTAAATGCCGCAGTTGATAATTTTAAAACACCATTAACGCCTGCTGGGTTAAAATAATATGTTCCATTTGCAGGTGTTGCAGTGGCATCATAATAAATAGATGCTTGCGTTCCAGTAGTTACGGTGTTTTGCCAAATAGAACTAGTGCCAGTTAAACTTAAATAACTTACACTTCCTGTAGATGCTAAAACATTAACGCCAACGTTTCCGCTCGTCGCATTTACATAAATATTTGTTCCCGCAGCCACACTGCCTGATGTTGCGGTAATATTACCTGTTGCTGCTGTGATAGAAGTATTAGCAGTTATACTCCCAGCAGATGCAACAATGTTACCTGATGTTGCGGTAATATTACCGGATGAAGCCGTAATTGCCGTGAATGATGGCGATGCACTTGTTGCTACAGATTGACCAATTGCAAGACTAATAGAACCAGAACCGTTTGTAACAGTCACTCCAGTTCCGGCTGTTAACGTCGCAGGTGTATAACCTGATCCGTTACCAATTAATAAATAACCATTTAAAGGGGTAGTAGCATAAGAAAAAGCCAATGTGCCGCTAGTGGTAACTGGCGAACCTGTAACAGTAAATATTCCGGGGGCAGTTAAACTAACACTTGTAACCGTGCCCGAACCGCCAGATGCAGCGATGGTAATAGAACCAGCACCATTTGTAATTGAAATACCAGACCCTGCGGTTAACGTCGTAGATGTATAATTTGTGCCGTTACCAATTAATAAATATCCATTTGATGGTGTAGTGGATAGTCCTGTGCCACCATTAGCAATATTTAACGTCCCACCAAGTGTCAAAGTACCTGACGTTGTAATGGGGCCACCCGAAAGTGTTAAACCTGTTGTGCCGCCTGAACCACTAACACTTGTTACCGTGCCCGAACCGCCAGATGCAGCGATGGTAATAGAACCAGCACCATTTGTAATTGAAATACCAGACCCTGCGGTTAACGTCGTAGATGTATAATTTGT